TCCGACGTACCGACCGCAGGACAATCTCAGGACCGACGCGCACAAGATCGTCGACTACACGGCGCCGCGATTTTTGTGTGCGGCCGAAGACTGTGTGCTGTTCATGTGGGTGCCGGTGCCGTTCCTGGCCATCGGCATCGATGTGCTGCGGCTGCGCGGCTTCAACTATGTGACAAACTTCGTCTGGGGTAAGAACCGGGTCGGCACCGGCTACTGGAATCGGAATAAGCACGAGCACCTCCTGGTCGGAGTGCGCGGCAATGTTCCGGCACCGGTGGCCGGGAGCCAGTGGGAATCGCTGCTGCTGGCGCCCGTCGGGGCTCATTCGGAAAAGCCGGAAGAGTTCTGCGACCTGATCGAGTGGTATTTCCCGCAGCTGCCCAAGATCGAGCTGAACTGCCGCGGCGTGCCGCGTCCAGGCTGGGACGCCTGGGGGAACGAAGTCGAAGAAGCTGTCGAGGAGCCGCAAGCCGATGTCGAGATCATCGCGCCGGACGACGAACCGGTCTTCGGCCGCAAGGCCTAGTCGGATCGGCCCGACCGGCAATTTCCCGAACGGCATGGCCGGGCCGACCGACCGCGGCGAGTTATCGGTTGCGATCGGCTATAACACGACCAAGGACACGGTCGAGATCCATTTCGGCACCGAATTGAGCTGGCTCGGCTTTAAGCCTGACATGGCCAAGGCCTTTGGCGAGACGATCATCAAAGCCGCCGAGGAGGCGATGAAGCGGCGGCCGAACTGATGCCCCTCTCTCCTGACCAGATCGAGCAGTCGCGCCGGCGTCTCGATTACATCCGGCACGAATTGGAGCTGCTGGAGCAGAGCCTTATTGACCACGACGGGAGCGAGTTCGACGCGTTTGAGCTGCTTGCGGCGATGATGGCGCTGCTGCGGATGAAATTTCCGCCAAAGTAGAGCGCCGGTCGCGGCGGCGATAACCCACCGGCTGTGTGGTCTCAATTAGTCGCCCACTCCACCACAGCGGAGCTATCATAACTGCGTTTGGTGCGGTGTGGCCGGGTGAGGTTCGGTCCGGTCCGGTTAGGTTTGGCAGGGTGCGGTCAGGTAAGGTCAGCTGAGGTGTGGCGCGGGCTGAGGCTTCGCGGAGGGCGGGACATCTCTTAGTCCCGCTCTCTTTATATATAGAGCATGCGATTGGGCTAACAGCCCGGTACGATCGCGCAGCGCCCACCAGATCAGGACCGCCAGGCACAGCCACGCCAGCATCAGGTCCCCATCGTCTAATTGGTTAGGATATCGGCCTTTCACGTCGATGATGCGGGTTCGACTCCCGTTGGGGACGCCATCCTTGTGGAACCGCTCCCGCCAATGATACACAGCATGGAGTTGCGAAATGGGAGGGGAAAATGGCACGGGGAAGAACTGCGTCTGCGAAGATAGTGCCGATCGGCGGCCAGGTGCCGACCAACGGTGCCGACGATGCCATCGCCATGACCGAGCCGTACATCGCGACTATCCGCATAAAAGGAACGGTCCCGTATCTTTACCACGCCTGGAATGTCGAAGCGGTCGAGGAAAAGGCTGCCGCCCCCAAGGGTAGTGAGATCAAGAAGACCGACAATGTCGAATCGTATGTCTACCGAGACGACGACGGTTTTCTCGCCATCTCCGGCGAGCAGTTCCGCGCCTCGATCATCAATGCGGCGAAGTACATGCAGGACCCGCGCTCGTCGCGCAAATCGGCCCAGGACTTGTTTAAGGCCGGCATCAGCGATCTGACCATCATGGCCAGGGTCGGTCCCAAGCCGACCAAGGAATGGCACCACCTCGATCGCCGCCGGGTCCAGGTCCGCGGTTCAGCCGTAACCCGCAGCCGGCCGTCGCTGCAGGCTGGCTACGAGGCCGAGTTTGAGCTTCTGGTCGATCTGCCGGAGTACATCACCGAAAGCATCCTGCTCGATATTGCGACCAAGGCCGGCAGGCTGTGCGGGATCGGGAACTACCGGCCAACCTACGGCCGGTTCCAGGTCATCAGTTTCACGGTTCGCCAAGACATTTAGGTGCGGTCGGGTTAGGCGCGGTCAGGTCTGGTTCGGCCATGGTTGGGTCTGGTATGGCGCGGTCGGGTTAGGTGCGGTCCGGTAAGGTGTGGTTTGGTGGGCTCAGGTTTGGTGCGGTCAGCTTTGGTGAGGCTGGGTCAGGTGAGGTTTGGCCAGGCTCGGTTTGGCACGGTCGGGTGCGGTTGGGCGCGGTGAGGTTGGGTGCGCCATGGTGAGGTGAGGTGAGGTATCGGTCTGGTAGGGTGAGGTGAGGTTTGGCTTGGCCAGGTGAGGTTTGGTGCGGTGCGGTCGAGTTAGGCGGGGCTTGGTTAGGTGTGGTATGGCGGGGTTGGCTGCGGTTAGCCGAGGTGCGGTTTGGTCGGGTCCGGTAGGGTCCGGTAAGGTTAGGCGTGGTCGGGTAAGGTGTGGTGAGGCCTGGTAAGGCCCGGCTGGGTACGGTGTGGCAGGGTTCGGTGTGGTTGGGTGAGCTAAGGTTAGGCGCGGGCTAAGGCTTCGCGGAGGGCGGGGGTAAAATCCCGCCCTCATTACATGACAGCCCTGTATAAATCGGGCCATGTCGCTCTCGGTCCTCAACGTCCTGGGCCAGCTCTCTGACCAGGAGATCGCCGCCCTGGCGAGGGTCGACCCGGCCCTCTACGCCATCTACAAAAAGCGTGTCGAGGACGAGGAAAAGGAAAACGAGAAGGAGATCTGCGAGAATTCGCTGATCGAGTTCCTGATCCACGCCTGGACCCACATGGGCGAGCCGGAAGGCTTGTCGATCAACTGGCACCACGAAATCATCGCCGACTACCTGGAGGCGCAGGCGCGCGGCGAACTGCCGGCGATGATCATCAACCAGCCGCCGCGTACGACAAAAAGCCTGTTGTGCTCGGTCGCGCTGCCGGCCTGGATCTGGTGCCAGCCGCAGCACCGCTGGGGTCCGCTGATCGGGCCGCACGTCCAGTTTTTCTGTCTGTCGTACGGCGCCACGCTGGCCGAGGAAATCGCGGTCAAGCATCGCCGGCTGATCCTCGGCGAATGGTACCAGGGTCATTGGGGTCACCAGGTCAAACTGCTGGAGGACCAGCGCAACCGGGCCAATTTCCAGACCACGGCCGGCGGTGGCCGGATCAGCAACTCGATCGAAGGCGGTATCCTCGGCCGCGGCGGCATCTGGCAGATCATCGATGATCCGCACCACACCAAGGGTGCCGAGTCCGATGTCCAGCGGCGCGACACGCTCGACGGCATGCGGGCGCTGGTCACCCGCATCAACAACCCGCAAAAGGCGGCCCGCACGCTGATCATGCAGCGGCTGCACCAGGACGACGCCACCAATTACGCGCTCGAGAACTGGGGACGCCGGGTCAAGCACATCATGTTCCCGATGAAGTTCGACCCGGCCCGGGCGATCCGCGAGGACCCGCGCCGGATCGACCAGGAGCTGCTATGGCCGGAGGTGTGGAACGATGAGGCGGTGCGCCAGGAAGAGATCGAGCTCGGCGATTACGGCACCGCCGGTCAGCTGCAGCAGAGCCCGATCCCGCACGGCGGCGGCATTATCAAGTCGGAATGGTGGCGGTTGTGGCCGGACGACGCCGAGCGCGAGGCCGGCTTCAGCGCGATCTATAAATGCTATTTCTGTAATTGGGAGGACAAGAAGCCGCCGCTGGGGAACGCGATTCCCTGTCCGATGTGCGGGATGAAGGCGGAACGCAAGATCACCTACCCTGACACCAGCTACCGCATGCTATTTGTCGACACGGCGTACTCCGAGAAGGACCAGATCAAAAACTCGTGGAACGCCGTTACCAGATGGGGGATCTGGCACGATAAGAACGACGCGCCACGCGCCATGCTGATGGAGATGTGGCGCGGGCGTGTTCCCTTGCGCGGCGGCACTTTCGATCAGCGCGACCCGTGGGAGAAGCGGCCTGAGAAGGGTCTGGTCGAGATCGTTCACGAGATGGCGACCAAGGGCCAGGTCGACCTGGTGCTGATCGAGAAGAAGACCCGCGGCGTCGATCTCAACCACGAGCTGGAGCGGCTGCTGCGGCCCTGGCCGTACACGATCGACTTCTTTGAGCCGACCGGGCGCGGCGACAAGGTGGCGCGGTTGACCGCCTGCCAGTCGCTGTTCACCAACGAATTGATCTGGGCGCCGGACAAGCAGTGGGCTCGGGTCGTCATCGACGAGGTGTCGGCCATCCCGCGCAGCCAGTTTGATGACATCGCAGATACCGTTTCCGGTTCTCTATTGTACTTACGCGAGATGGGATTACTGACCCTTCGTTATGAGTTCGACGACGAAAGACGTCGGACGTCGGTCTTTAGTGGACGCAAACAGAGCGTTCGCGACATGTACGAAGAGGCCTGATGTAAATATTAAGGTTTCACGACATTGCGTCGGTATAGCCCTTGTGGCAGTCTGCCGCAATGGATGACGATGCTGAAGAAGCTGCCGTCGTTACTCCGGAAGCGACGCCGCGGCAGCGGTCGCCACAGCGCCGGATCGGTGAAGGGCGCAGGCCTCGACCGAACGAGCCGACGCTGCTGGAAGACCCGGCGGCCCATGCACCGGCCTCGCCGGCGGCGCAGATCCGCCGGGCGATGGGCGGTCCGCCGGCCGGCGAGCCGATGCCGCGGCAACCGCCGCCAAACTCCTACCCGTCACACCCGCCGGCGCCCGAATTCCATATGGAGCCGCCCGGTCAGACCCAGCTCGACGACCTTCAGTCGATCGTCCACAACACGCAATATCCCTTGGTGCTGCGCATCCTGGCGCAGCGTCTGGCCGCGGCCGAGCAGCACCTGCCCGACACGATGCGGGTCGGCCAATCGCTGATCCAGCTCGACACCCGGATGCGGCAGATCGAGCCGCAGGTGCAGCATTTATCGACGCAGCGCGCTGTGGCGGAGATGTCGCTGGAGCGGCAGACTCGGTCGATGGCGCTCGACCTGGCGATCAAGACCGTGCCGGAAGATCAACGCGCCGGTCCCGACGCCGCCGACACCATCGTGATTCTCGCCGACGCGTTCTTGGCCTGGATGAAGACCGGGGAGAACCACTACTGATGGCCGGCTATCGTGAAACGGTGAACCGGACCCGGCCGCGCTGCCGAACCTGTCCGCACTATCTCGACCCGACGCCGCCGATGCGGCTCGACGGTCCCGGCAACTGCACGCTCGGTCCCGGTCAGGTCATCGCCATGCCGCAGGTCGATCAGATGGGCCAGACGGTGTGGGTGCCGACGACCTACCTGCCGGTCAAGCACGCGAACGGCTATTGCGGCTCGCACCCGGAATTCATGGGCTGGTGGTCGGGGATCCGCAAACAGTTCGCCGGCATGGTGACCAGCGAGGAGGCGATCGAGCTCGACGAAATGCCGATGGCAGAAGGTCATGCATGAGCGAGGTCACCCTGCCGCTGGGCTACCCGCTGGTCATCGAGGCGGTGATCATCATCGCCCAATCGGGCGATTCGTTTGTGCCGATGACCCGCATCGCCCCGTCGGTCGGGGCGCCGGCGCGGTATCTGGAGCCGTTCCTGCAGCAGCTGCGGATCGACGGCATCCTCGACGGCTTGCGCGGTCCTGACGGCGGCTACCGGTTGGCGCGCCCGCCCTGGCGGATTAGCCTCAGCGATCTGTACCGCTCGGGCCGATCGTACCGGACCAAGCGGGCGAGCGGCGGTCTGACCTGGCTCGACGGGCACGGCAACTGGCCATTCTCCGAGCTCGGCCGGCAGCTTCAGCTGACGCTGGAAAAGGTCGACGTCAAGATGATGGCGGTGCTCGACGACATGAGCCTGGCGGACCTGATCAAAAACCTGCGTCTTATGGGGCCTGGCCACCCCCGGGGGCGTGTGACGCCGAGCGACGGAGTGTCGGCGCGGGGGTCCGGCTGATGGATCGCCGCCGGCCGCTCGGCTACTGGTGGCGCCGGCGCTGGGAACGGCGGCTGCGACCCTGGCGGATGGAGTGGGAAGATGAAACGGCTCCGCTGGATCCTCCGCTGCCCGCTGCTGCGACCGTCCTGGTATTCCTGGAAAACCAACAAATGGACTCGGTATCAAGCGTGGCTTGGCTCGCAGCCCAGCTGAGGCGATGACCGACCCGGCCCTGGTCTATCTCGACACGCCGATCGCGCGGACCCTGATCCAGCGTGCGCGCGAGATGGGCCTGGACGTCTATTGCGACGACAATGGCCTTCTCAGCTTTCGCTCACCGCAGCAGCGCTTTGTCGACGAGGAGATCGGGGTCCCGGATGAGCGAGGGCGAATTCCTGACGCAGCTGGCGCTGCTGGCGAAGATCTGTAACGACCACCTGCACGGCGCCATCGCCACCCGGCTCAGCGACGATCTGGAGAAACCGGTCTATCCGCCAAAGGTCGAGCGCTTCCTGATAGACGTCGAGGCGCGGATCGCAAGGCTTCGCGGCCTGCTGCGGGAGCCGTCAGAGTAATTCACAACAACTGTACGCAATTGAACTGTAGATAACATGGGTGGAAAGATGCGCGGCTATGGCCGCGACGCTTTCCGACACGGGCGACACGGTCGTCCAGTTCCAGCCCCGCCCGCAGATCGCCGGGCAGGAAGGGGCCCGTGTCAACAATCTCGGCGAGCCGCTGCCCGGCTCGCCCTTCACCCAGGCGAAACTGGATAAGGCCGAGATCGCCATCGACGCCGGCGAGGGCATCGCTTTCTACATCGACGAAAACGGCAAGATGACGTCGGACCCGCCGGAGATCATGTCTCCGGCGATCCGGCGCAGTCAGGAGCCACCGCCCTTTAACGAGAACCTGGCGATTACCCTTGGGTTACGGAACCGCACGCTCGACTCGATCGGCTCCGATATCGTCCAGGGCGTCGACGCCGATGTGCTCAGTCGACAGTCGTGGATCGACCAGTACAACAAAGGCATCGACCTGCTCGGGCTCAAGATCGAGGAGCTGTCGCAGCGCGGTGGCACCCGGCGAAACATCAGTCGGGTCGGCCATCCGCTGCTGCTGGAGGCGATGGTCAAATACCAGGCCGGCGCGGCGGCGGAGATGCTGCCGGCGATGGGGCCGGTCAAGGTGCCGGTGATCGGGCGGGCACCAGGATGGATCCAGCAGCTCGCCGATGCCTTCGAGGCCGATTTTAATTATTTCCTGACCGACGTCGCCAAAGAGTATTACCCCGACACCTCACGCATGCTGATGCACCAGGCCTTCTGCGGCCTGGGTTATAAAAAAGTCTTCCGCTGCCCGATCCGCCGGCGCCCGGTTTCGGAATCGGTGCTCGCCCCCGACCTGATCGTCTCCGAAGAAGCCACCGACCTCGACAGCGCCCTGCGCGTCACCCACCGCATCGACATGCTGAAGGGGACGCTGCGCCGGATGCAGATTGTCGGCCAGTACGCCGATGTCGATCTCGGCATGCCGAACACGGTCAATCAGTTCGGTTTGTCGGCGCAGATGAAGATCCGCGAGAGTGACGGATTGGTGCCGGTCAACCTCGGCCGGCCGATGGATGCGCCGTACGAAATCCTCGAGTGCGATACCGACATCGATATCGATGAGCACCTGATCGACGGCTACTGGGAGCGTCGGACACCGGACGGTCTGCCGCTGCCATACAAGGTGACAGTCGAGCGCGGCTCGCAGCGCGTGCTCGGTCTGTGGCGCAACTGGCGGCCTGAGGATGCGCTGTGTCTGAAGCGCAATATGTACGTGAAATTTGGCATGACCCCGGGGCTCGGATTTCACGACTGGGGGTTCTTACAGTTACTCGGAAACCAGACCCGGGCCCTGCGTGCCATATGGCGCTTACTGATCGACTGCGGCATGCTCAGTAACTTCCCTGGCGGCATTAAAAACAAGAACATACGCACGATGACGAACGAGATCATGCCGGCTCCCGGCGAGTTCGTCGACGTCGATGCGCCACTGTCGGCGGACCTGACCAAACAGTTTGTGCCGATGCCCTACAAGGACGTGTCGGCACCGCTGGTGCAGTTCCAGGACATGATCAAGCAGGAGAGCCAGCAGCTCGCCGGTATGGCGATGATGGAGACCGGTGAAGGACGCACCAACATCCCGGTCGGCACGATCATGGCTTTTGTCGAGGACAAGGTCCAGGTCATGGCGGAGGTGTATAAGCGCAATCACCACGCCCAGAAGGAGGAGTTTCACAAGATCCGCGAGCTGTTCGCGGAGAACCCGCAGGATTTGTGGATCCTGACCCGCGATCGGCCGAACGATGCGGATGCCGAGCGGCACCAGTGGGAGCGCGCCGAGGAGTTTATGGCCCTCGCCTTGCGGCCGGCCTCGGACCCGAACGTGCCGAGCCGCATCCACCGGCTGATGGTCGACAACGTGTTGGCGATGATCGCCCAGACGGCGCCGAACGTGATGAATGTGCAGAACGTGCTGAGCGACATCGTCACCGATATCGGTAAGGACCCGTCCCGCTACATCATCCAGCCCGACCAGCAACAACAGCAGCAGCCACCGCCCGATCCGCGCCTCGAAGTGGCGAAGCTCAACAACGAGACCAAGAAGCAGCAGATCCAGTCGCAGGAGAAGGTCAACGAGTCGAAGCAGCAGGTCGAGCGCGAAAAGATGTCGCTCGAAGCCAACAAGGCCGCGGCGCAGAACCAGACGGCGCAGCAGGTCGAGCAGATCAAGCAGCAAGCCTCGACGGCGCAGATCCGCCAGCAGAACATGGCCGACACGGCGCTCGAAAACATCCGCCAGGGTCACGAGGACCAGCGCCAGACGCACCAGCAGGCGGCCGACCAGGCTGCCGCGGCGCAGGCGGCGCAGAGCGATTTCGTCCATCAGCAGCACGCGACGATGGCCGAGCACGCCAGCGATATCACCATGCATCAGATGCAGCAGGCGGCCGAGCTCGCCCATCTGCAGCAGGAACAGGCGCACGAGGCGCAGCAGGCCGAGCGCGATCAGCAGAACCAGTTGCGGACCCAGGAATACGGCATGCGCCTGGCGCGGGCGAACCGGCCGCCGCCAGGTACGATGGGCGGCACGGCGCAATAGGGGGCTCAGATGAAGGTGCCGGCAGCATCCTTGAAGGAAGAGGGCGCATCCTTACAGCTGGAGGCGCCATCTTTACAGGTCGGGCTGATGCCGCGCGCCGGCGGGCGCACCGAGCCGGTCACCGGCTGGCGCCG